TGCCGGCGGACGATCCGTGGTGGAACGACCACCGACCGCTGATGCACCCGAATTGCGTCTGCTCATTCTCGGCGCTCACGAAAGACGAGGCCGCGGAGGAGGGATATGTGGCCGCGGACGACGAGGACGCTCCCGATGTCGACGCGGCCGATGGCTTCGGCGATTCCGACGAGGAATGGTCTCCGGACCTGTCGAATTACCCGGACGAAATCGCCGAGATTCTGGGGCGCGTTCTAGATCGTTGAGGGGGGCGCGTATTGTGCGGCCCTCGTCGGGGCGTGCAGAATCGTCCTCGTGAAGCGGCGGCACCAGGCCACCAACCAGTTCAGGCAGGAGCCCGTGATCGCGCTCAGCGCGATCGTCCTGGGCGCGGACGGCAAGGCGCCCCAGGAGTGGCCGGTGTTCACCTATGGGGTGAACACCTCCGACAAGGGCAACTTCATCTTCGACGAGCGCGCCGCGAAGCTGGTGATGGCGGCCTTCGCGAAGAAGGGTTCATCGCTGACGATGGACTACGAGCACCAGGCGCTCAACGCTCCCGAGAACGGGCAGCCCGCGCCGAACAGCTGCTACAGCTGGACGCCCGAGATTCGCGCCAACGCCGCCGGCAAGCCGGAGCTCTGGGCGACGAACGCCAAGTGGACGATCAAGGCCAGCGGCATGATCGAGTCCAAGGAGTACCTCTACTTTTCCCCGGCCTTCGAGACCGAGCCGGAGACGATGCGCGTGTCGCGAATCGTCAACATGGCGCTCACGAACGTTCCCGCGCTCGACAATCTGAAGCCGCTTGTTGCCGCAACCACAGGAGACCGACCGATGAAGAATGCCCTCTGCTACAGCTGCAGCGTCGCCCTCAAGTTTCCGACGGACGACGATGACGGCGACAAGGTCGCGTGCGTGGCATGCAGCACTCGCGGCGCCGCGCAGATGACGACGCTCTCCGCGGTGGTCGGCCTGAAGGCGGACGCCGGACGCGACGCGGTCCTGGCGACGATCAGCGATCTGGCGAGCTTCCGCACGACGGTCGTTGCGCTCACGGGCGCGAAGACGCCGGGCGAGGCGGCCGGCCTGATCATCGCGTTGAAGGCGCGCGCCGAAGAGGTCAACGCCCTGACCGCGCAGCTCGAGACGGAGCGCGAAGCGCGCCTGCGCACGACGTTCGACGGCATCCTGGTGACGGCCGGCAAGGAAGGCCGCATCGAGCCGTCGCAGCACGAGACGCTCGTGAAGCCGATCCTCAAGGCGAGCGGCGGCAAGGTGACGGAGCTGGCCATCGAGATGCTCTCGGCGGCGATCTCCATCATCCCGGCGAAGGTCGTCACGGCGGGCGGCGAGAAGCAGCCCGACCCGGCGGCCGCCGCGCAGCTGCTGACGGGCCTGACCGAGGACGACAAGAAGATCGCTCGGCTCACCGGCATCGCGCCCGTCGCGATCATCGAGCACAAGAAGCACGCCGTCGCCGGCGACTACAACGGCATGCAGCGCCCGCTGATGCACATCCTCCAGCCGTAACGGCAGGCCCGACTCACCCAGCCGCCGGCGGCGACGCCGGCATCCGACGACCCCAAGAAAAGGACCACCCAGATGAGCGCTCTGACCGCATCTCGAAACACCAAGCAGCTCGGCGTCGTCAAGGCCGTGCTGGACGATCTCGACCTGCCCCAGGCGGCAACGAAGATCATCTTCGAAGGCGCGCTCGTCGTCGTGAACGCGTCGGGCTATTGCGAGCCGGCCACCCAGGCGACCGCGAAGATCGCCGCTGGCGTGGCGGCGCTCAACCCGAACACTGGCTCGTCCAACTCGACGGGCTTCTCGAACGGCGACCTGCGCGTGCGCGTGCGCCAGGGCGTGTTCCGGTTCAACAACAGCGCGGCCGGTGTCGATCTCATCGCCCAGGCCGACGTCGGCAAGTACTGCTGGATGGTCGACGACCAGACGGTCGCGAAGAGCAGCGCGAGCTCGGCCCGCAGCAAGGCCGGCGTGATCATCGACGTCGACAGCGCTGGCGTCTGGGTCGCGGTCGGCCTGCAGCTCAACCCCGACATGACCGGCGCCGCCACGTAGCACCACCCCCGAATCCCCCTCACCCAACCGATCCAGCTGAGGCCGCGGACAGCGGCAAAGGAAGACGAAGAAAATGGAACTCACCACCTCCCAGCTCCAGTCCTTTTTCACTCAGCTGGATCTGAGCCAGCAGAGGGGTTACCAGAAGGTCGCGCAGTACTGGAACAAGTTCTCCATGCTGTCGACCAGTGGGACCGAGCGCAAGACGTACGCGTGGCTCGCGCAGCTGCCCTCCATGAAGAAGTGGATCGGGGAGAAGCAGCTCAACAACATCGCCGCGCGCTCGTTCGAGGTGACGAACGACGACTTCGAGAACACCTTCGGCGTCGACCGCAACAAGCTGGACGACGATCAGTTCGGCGTCTACTCGCAGGCTGCTGACCTGCAGGGGCAGGCCGTCGCGCGCTGGCCCGACGAGCAGATGACCGCCAAGCTGATCGCCGGCACCACGACGACCTGCTACGACGGGCAGTTCTTCTTCGACACCGACCACCCGGTCGATCTCGACGACAGCTCGCAGGGGACGTACGCGAACCTGCGGACGAGCAAGCCGCTGACGCTGGCCAACTACGCCAGCGCGAAGTCGGCGATGCGCTCGTTCAAGGGCGAGAGCGGCCGCCCGCTGCAGGTCAAGCCGACCGTGATGATGGTCGGCCCGGACAACGAGCTCAACGCCCTGAACATCATCAAGGCGTCGAGCATCAACCAGGTCACGCAGAACGTGGCCGCCACCGATAACGTCGCCGCGTCGGCGCCCGAGAACGTCTACAAGGGCGACGTCGAGCTGGTCGTCAACGAGTACCTGATCGACGACACGGCTGGCGCCTGGTACCTGTTCTCGACCGACCGGATCGAGCCGCTCATCTGGCAGGTCCGGAAGCAGCCGACGCGCATCCCGATCGTCGACCCGACCAACCCCCTCGTGTGGAACAACCGCACGTTCGCCTACTCGGTCGAGGGCCGCGCGGGCGCCGGCTTCGGCCTGCCGTTCCTGGCCATCAAGAACACGCCCTAGCACCTCGCCACCCTGACCGCCCCGATCCTGGGGCGGTCCCTCACTGCTTCCAGGAGATCCACAACGATGCGAATCACGGTACAGGCGAGACACCCGGTGCACGCAAACCTGGCGCGCGCGGGACGCTTCTGGCCGACCGCCGAAGCGGTCGAGGTGGAGGTCCTGGGACAGGACGAGGATCCGCCCCCGGTGATGGTGAAGGTCAAGAACCCCACCACGCTGGTGATGGAGGACAAGGCGCGCCCGGACCCGAGGCGAATCGGGCGCGACTCGTACAAGCTGCTGATGGACGACAACCGCCTGACGGTGAAGTCGGGCGAGAGTATCAGCTCTCGCGCGGCCGAGGCCGCGGTCGGCGCCGCCCGCCAGGAAGTGCAGCGCCTGTCCGGCGAGAACGCCGACCTGGTGGCGAAGGTCGCCGGCGTGACCGCCGAACGCGACGAGCTGCTGGCGAAGGTCGTCGAGCTCGAGGCCGCGCTGAAGGCGGTCCCGAAACCCGAAGCGCCGAAGCCCGAAGAGACCGAGCCCGAGACGAAGACCAAGTCGGAGAAGCCCGGGAAGCGGTAGGCGATGAGTCAGCGCTACGCCGAGATCGCGGATGCGAGGCGACTCGGCCTCGGGGCGCGAGCCTTTTCCACCGACGAGGTGGAGGGCATGAACGCCAACCTGCTGGCCGCCAGCGAGGAGGCGGACAGCTACCTCGCCAACCAGTACACGCTGCCGCTGACGGCGTGGGGGCAAGACCTGAGGGCCGCGGTCTGCAAGATCGCCGTCTACGAGTTTCTGTCCGTGCGCGGCCTCAATCCCGAGCCGGGCAGCTCGGACGGCAACGTCAAGGACCGGGCGAAGGATGCGCGGACCTGGCTGATGCGCGTCGGCGAGGGCAAGGCCACGCCAGGCGGCATCGCCGACAGCGGCACGCCGGCGGCTTCGGACGCGCCCAGCTCGGCACCCGAGGTCATCAGCTCCAGCTCGCGCGGCTGGTCGAGCCGGGACGACTCCAACCACCGCGGCCCGTTCGTGAGCGACTGATGCCGCAGCGATCAGCAGGCATGAGCTTCGCAGAGCTTCGGCGAAGGATCCTCGCGTCGAGCGACGAGACGCTGAAGGGCGACGTCGCCGCGATGATGTCGGCCAGCATGCTCAAGCTGGTGTCCGACAACTTCCTGGGCAGCCACGACCCCTACAACGTCGCCTGGGAGCCCATCCGCGGCGGCCGCATGCCGCTGATGAAGACCAGGCGGATGTGGCGCAGCGCCACGGCCCAGGCCGAGGGCCCCCGCGCGACGGTCGCCATCACGGCCAACTATTCCGGATTCCACCAAAAGGGCACCAGCGCCTTCGCCGTGCCCGCCCGTACGGCCCGCCAGAGCGCGAGTGGCCGGTTCGTGGGCAAAGGGGCCCGGACGGCGTTTCTGCTGCGCACGGCCGCACACACGAATCCTGGCATCAAGGCCCGGCCCATGGTGCCGGACGAGCGCGGGCTGCCGCCGGCCTGGGAGGCCGTGTTCCGGCGCGACACGATTGCGGTCCTGCGCCGAAGGGCGGGCGCCTGATGTCGATCTCGACCGTCTTCGTGGCCATCAAGACCGGCCTGCAGACCGTCCTCGAGGCGGCCGGCGAGCAGCTGCCGGTCATCCACGAGCTCGGCGCGGACCACCTGTCGGACGCCATGGACGCGCCGGCGATCGTCTGGTGCCCGGTCGGCGCTACGGGCATCGAGATGATCTCGGGCCCGAGCGCGCCCGTCAGCCGCAAGCTGACTCTGGCCGAGCAGAAGCAGCGGATCAGCGACCCCAAGGAGGTCGCGCGGCGCGAGGAGCTGATCGAGATCCACGTCTTCGGGAAGACGTTCGAGAAGTGCGAGACGCTGCTCAACCACCTGGTGGCCGCCATGCGGTACCAGCTGACGGCCTTTTCGTTTAAGCCGATCTCGACGGACTGGAAGCTTGGCCAGGCCGACACGTCGAAGCCGTTCCACATCTGCATTTTCAATTGCAAGGTCGCGGTGCCCTTCACGTTCGAGCCGCTGGGCGTGGCGAAGGGGCCGCTTTCTGTCGAGGTCACCGGCGATCTTGTAGAGTCGCTCGAAGAGACCGGCGGCTGATGACGAGGAGAGGCACCATGACCGAGACCGAAGAGACCGCGACGGAGACGCTGCCGGAGCCGGCCGCCGAGTCGGCATCGGACGCGAACGTCGCCGCCATCAAGACCGCCGAAGAGTGGGCGGCCCTTCGCGGCTACCTGCCGGAGAAGTCGCCGGGCCCGAAAAAGCCGGGCAAGCCGGACGCGATCGTGCCGCCCGTCCACAACCCGAAGTCGCGCCTGCACTTCGAGGCGTTCTTCCTGCATGGCTGGGCGCTCAACAAAGAGATGACCCTGGCCGACTACGACAAGGCCGTCGAGGCCGCGCGCGCCCACGTGTACCGCTAGGAGACGACCATGCCTGACGTAACCGTAAACATCCTCGACGGCCAGCTGGGGAAGGTCTCGGCGGCCGCCGGTGACAAGATCCTCGCGCACCTGGGCGTCTGCGCCGCGGGCCTGCCGAACACCGTCTACAGCTTCGGAAGCACGCCGGTCGCCAGCTCGACGCTCGGGCCCGGAACGCTGACGGAGAACGTGGCGGACACGATCTCGAAGGCAGGCAGCTGCATGGCTGTTCCGGTCACACCCAGCGTGGCGGGCAGCGTCGGCGCGACCACCCAGGTCGGCACCGGCGCCGGGACCGTCACCGGCTCGCTGAAGCCGGTCTACCAGATCCTGGCGAAGATCACGACGGCGGGCGCGCTCGGCACCATGGCCGTCGCCTTCTCCGTCAACGGCAGCGCCTACGGCTCGCCGGTGCTGAGCACCGTGTCGACGTTCTCGTACCTGGTTCCCGGGACGCTGACGACGCTGTCGTTCTCGTCCCAGACCTACACGGCGACCGACGTGTGGACGATCACCACCTCGGGCGGCATCACCGTGGTCGGCGCGGGAACGGCCGGCTGGGTCACGCAGGCGTCCAGCCCTCTCGACCGCTACGACGTCCTGGTGATCATCCAGACGGGCGGCGCGCTCGGGACGGCGACGTTCACGTACAGCATGGACGGCGGCACCAGCAACAGCGCCCTCGTCACCACGCCGAGCGGGGGCACCTACGTGATCCCCGGATCTGGCGTCATGCTGACCTTCGCCTCGACGTTCGTGGCGACGGACACCTACGAATTCACGACCGTCACGGCCGGCTTCGGCACGACCGACGTCGCCAATGCGCTGACCGCGCTCGGCAACGACGCGCGCCTCTGGTTCGGCGCGCACGTGGCCGGGACGGGCGCCAACAGCGCGGCGTCTGCCTCGATGGCATCCACGGTCAAGTCGTCCATGGACGCGTTCGAGACGGCGTTCCGCTACGTGATGGGCATCGTGGAGTGCCCGCAGTCGGAGAGCGACTCGACGATCTTGACGGCCTTCGCCAGCTTCGCGAGCAACCGCGTCATGGTGACGGTGACGGACATCCTGCACGAGTCGTCGCTCAACCGCGGCCGCACGCTGCGCCGCAACTGCGGCATCGTCATCGCCACGCGGCTGGCGATGAAGAATCCCTCGCGCGATCCTGGCGCGGTCAAGGACGGCGCGCTCGACAACGTGGTGGCCATCTACCGGAACGAGGCCAACACGCCCGGCCTGGCCAACAACCGCTTCACGGTCCTCACGACGCGGCCGACGAAGATCGGTTACTTCTGCTCGACCGGGAACATGATGGCGCAGAACGGCTCGGACTTCACGCCGGTCGCCAACCGGCGCGTGATGGACGTGGCCTGCTCGACGGCGCTGGGCGTCTTCATCGACGAGCTCAACGTCGACCTGCTGGTCAACCCGGGCGACGGGACCATCTACGACCCGGAGGCCTCGCGCATCGAGGGCGTCATCGATGGCGCCTTGTCGAACAAGCTCCTGGCTCCGACGCCCCCGGATGCGGTGGCGGTCCAGTCGGAGATCAACCGCACTAACAACATCCAGTCGACGGAAAACCTGCAGCTGACGGTCCGGGTCGTCCCGAAGCCGAAGGCGCGCACCCTCACGATGACGATCGGGTTCTCTCTCTAAGGAGCCGCCATGCCGGGCATGATTCCAATCCTCAACTACCCCGACATCGACGGGGCGCGGTACTCGCGGACGTCCGTCGACCTGTCGGCGACGCCGACCGCGACGGTCGGGGGCGTGACGTCCCAGATCGCGCCGTCGCAGCGCATCGAAGGCTGGACCAGCTGGAAGTACTCCCGGAAGCTCACGCCGGGCGTGGGCTGGAGCCACAGGGCGGCGCCCCAGACGCGCACGCGCGGCAAGTTCGAGCCGGGCGGCACGCTGGGTCTGTACATGGAGGACTACATCCTCCTCGAGCGGCTCCTGGATGCCGTCGGGCGCACGCGCGGCAAGGGTGCGTTCGAGCAGGCCTTCCAGCTGACGGGCACGCTCTACGAGGCGGGCCTGGGGACCACGCGCTGGGACATGATCGGCTGCCGGATCATGGAGGACGGGTCCGGCTCGGAGAAGGGCAACGACGACGAGTTCGAGGTCGAGTGCCAACTGTCCGTGATGAACATCTTCCGGGATGGCGTCGCTGTGGTTCGCGAGAACACGCCCTTCGGCCAGGCCGGCGTCATCATCACCTTCTAGATCCTGGTGGGGATCTAGAACCCATGTCCGCGATGACGTACTATCGCGGGCATGAAGCAGCCCACGCAGGCAGAGTACGAAGCGATCCTCGAGAGCGTCCGCGCCGCGAATCCCGGCACCGAGATCTGGGAGGGCGGCATCCCGAAGACCGGCGACCGCTACATCTACCGGCCGTCGACCAGGGCCGAGTCGAAGATCTTTCGGAAGCTCACGCGCGAGCAGCGCGAGAAGGGCGAGCTTGCCGACTTCGACGTCCCGAACGACATGCTGGCCACAGCCTGCGTCGTCTGGCCGTACAAGGACAACCCGGACCCGGAGGGCATCACGCTCGCGAAGCTGATGGCCGCCCGGCCGATGATCTCGGCTTCGATGGCCGACGACATCGTCGAGGTGTCCGGCGCCGGCGAGCGGGCCACTGCAAAAAAACTCTAAGCCGCTTCGACGAGGCGCGCGGCAACGCCTACCTCTCGGCGGCTGCCCTCCGGGCCTACCGCGATAGCGAGCAAGATGACGCCGGCGAGCCGACGGTAGACAATGTCGTCGGCGCCATGCTCCAGGCCCAGGTCATCATCGACACGGCGGACATCAAGAAGCTGCTCGCCGGGGCGCTCGGCGCTCGCGAGGTCCGCCGCAGTCGCCGCGGCAAGAAGCGAAAGGCCAAGGAGGAGTAGCTCATGGCCGGCGTGAAATGGGACATCGATGTCGAGGCCAAGGCCGGCAGCGCCGGCGCGGCCGCCGAGAAGGTCGGCGATCTCGGCAAGGTCCTAAAGAAGACGGAGTCGGCCGCGCAGGCCAACGCCGCCGAGATCAAGCGGCTCAACTTCGAGCTGGCCCGCATGCACGCGCCGGGCGCCGAGGAGATCGCCCGACTCAACAAGGAGCTGGGCCACCTCAAGAACGACCACCACAGTGTCTTCGCCGAGGTCTTCTCCGCCGAGCTGGCGAAGGACGCCCTCGAGAAGGTCCTCGAGAAGGTGATCGAGATCGGAACGGAGGCCATCAAGAGCGCCGCGTCCGAGGAGCGCATGATGCGCGTCTTTGAATCGCACGCCGGCAGCAAGGAGCTGGGCGAGCAGAACGAGCTGTGGACGGACATCCTCGCGAAGAAGACCGAATTCACCGAGAAGCAGACGGAGGGCGCGTTCATCGACTTGAAGACGGTCGGCGCCTCCGACCAGGAGGCCAAGCTGGCGCTCAAGGCGGCCGCCGACATCGCGGCCGTTTCGAAGAACAAGAACGAGGCCTTCAGCTCGACGATCGAGGCGTTCTCGCGCCTGCAGCGGACCGGCGTCGTCAGCAACCGGACGCTCGCGCCGCTTGGCATCGGCGTGAAGGACTTCAAGACGCTCGACTCGATGAAGGGCCTGTCCGATAAGGCCATCGCGAAGCGGATGGAGGAAGGGAAGATCGACCGCAGCGATCTCTTCAAGCTCATCATGTCGCGCGCGCACGAGACGTCGATCGGCGAGAAGGCGGCCGGCAACGCGGACCTGCTGGGCACGAAGATGGAGAAGCTGCAGGAGCTGCCCGAGCGGTTCTTCAAGAAGCTCGGTGACACCAAGGCCATCAAGACGCTGTCGACCGCCATCGACGGCGTGCTGCAGAAGCTCGATCCGGACAGCCCGACGGGAAAGAAGATCTCCGGGTTCCTCGAGACGGCCTTCGAAGGTGCGGCCAGCCTGGCCGAGACGATCGGCAGCGCGATCGACAACATCGACTTCGAGAGCGTCGCCGACACCATCAAGAACGACGTCGTGCCCGCGCTCAAGACGATGATCGGCTGGATCAAGCCGGTCGTCGACGAGGTCCAGGGCATCCTGAGCGGGCTGCACAGCGTCTACGACCTGCTGCACAGCAAGGGCGAGTTTGCGAAGTACAACGACCGCAACCTGCGCAGCGAAGACCCGACGGCCGGCCTCGCGCGCGTGCGTGAGGCGGCGGGCAAGAGCGCCGCCAAGTCGGTGACCGTGGGCGATGGCGCCAAGGCCTGGCACGGCGCCTTCCACATCGTGGGCGCCGCCGGAGGCGACGGCCTGGCCGAGGGCCTCGACAAGAAAAGGCCGAAGGTCAAGGAGCACGGCGCCGCGATGGCGGCTGAGGCGCCCGCCGGCGCGAAGGAAACGCTCCAGGTCGAAAGCCCGTCGGTGGTGTTCGAGGACATCGGCGCCATGACGGCGGCTGGCTTCATCCAGGGGATCGAGGCCGGATCTGGCGACGTCGAGCGCGCCGTCTCCCGGGCCTTCGATGTCCGCCCGCCCGCCGGCGGCCGCGGTGGTGGTGGCAGCAGCGCCGGCTCGCCGAGCATGGTGATCCAGCAGGTCGTGATCAACGTCGACGGCGGCAAGGATGGTGGCGAGCAGGGCCGGCGCGCGGCTGATGCATTTGATGCACGCGTGCGCGCTCTCTGGATCAGCATGCTCGAACAGGCGAAGCTGGAGGCGGGCGCGTAAATGGCTGGTTTCCTCGTTCTCCCTCCGTCCGCGGCATCGCCGGGCGGCATTCTGAATCCGAGCCGGGTTCCCTTCTGGGGCCTCAACGACGAGGGATTCAGCTGCAACGAGGGCCCGCTGTACGAAAAGGACCCGTGGGACACGTTCTTCATCAACGACATTCAGCTGCCCGGCAAGTGCTGGGTCGCGAACAAGAGCATCGCGACAATCGACGTCGAGAAGTCGAAGGGCAAGAACAGCTCGGGCGCGCGGATCCGGTTCTTCGGCTACCTGCCCGGCGCGTTCGACATGATCTGCCGGATCGCCACGCCCGAGCAGTGGCTGGTGTTCCAGGAGGTACAGGACCGCTTCTGGGCGGGCCCGCTCAAGGAGGCGCGGCCGCCGCAGATCACGGTCAAGGTGAAGTACCCGGATATCAATCGCCTGCGCGTCTACCAGGCCGTGCTGGTCGGTGTACCCCTGGCCGAGGACAGCGACCTCGAGGGGGCGAAGAATTTCCGGCTCAACTTCCACGAGCAGGTGAAGCAGAAGGCGACCACGACGAAGGTCGCCGGCGGCGCCGTCCCGGAGTTTGCCGGTCTGCCTGGATCGTCGTTCAATCCGCCGCTCAACGCGCCGCCGCCGCTGCCGTCGACCAACCCGAAAAACTTCAGTCTGGACGGGCCGCCCCTGCAGGCCCACGCCGGAGCGCAGTAGATGGCGCTCGTGACGGTCAACGGCGAGATCTGCTACGACTTCCAGATGCGCCGGCCGCGCGTGGGCGCGTGGCACGCCGACCTGCGCGTCGATACGCCCGACGTCATCACCGGCCGCGTGGCCATTGTGATCGACGACGGCGCCCGCACCTACCGCGGCACGGCCTCCCGGACCGCCGAGTTTGTGATGTCCGCGCAGCTGCGCGTTGTCGCCGGCGCCGGCGGCCTGGGCGTGACGGCCAGGCCGCGGCACTACAACTCGACGACCGTCGGGATCGTCCTTCGCGACCTGGCGCGCGACGCCGGCGAGACGATCTCGGCGACGGCGAGCAGCTCCGTCCTGGGGATCGGCCTGGGGTCCTGGACCACGGTCCCGGTCCCGGTCGGCTCAGTGATCGCGGCGCTGCTGCAGACGGCGGCGCCGGCGGCCGCGTGGCGCATGCTCGAGGACGGTACGCTGTGGGTGGGCAACGAGAGCTGGCCCGCGGCGGGCATCGACGCATCGACCTACGAGCTGATGGACCAGGCGGCCGAGGAGGCCTCGATGCTCGTGCGCGTCGATGC